GGGCGACAAAGTACAACGGGCGATGCCATGGGCCGGACGAGCGGAAGCGGGCGCTGTGCGCATCGTTGCCGGTGCGTGGGCTCGTGATTTTATAGATGAAGTCGTCGCATTTCCAAGCGCAGCGCATGACGACTACGTGGACGCAGTGAGCGGCGCGGTCGGTATGCTCAGCACGCCAAAGATAGAATGGAGTTTTGCTTAATGCCTATTCAGTATCCCAACGGGTGGCTCGACACGATGAACCGAAGCGGGAAGTTGTATTCGGCGGCGGATGCGTACCGCATGGTGCCGATGTTGTACCGTGCGGTCAACCTTCGAGCCGATGCGCTTTCCTCGGTGCCGTTCCAACTGACACGCAATGGTGAGCCGGTGGACTGGCCTTGGCAAATGAATCTTCCCCAGCTCATCAAAGACACCGAACGTAATCTACTTATTTTCGGCGCAGCGTATTGGCTTCGTGTCGTCAAAGGGCGCACCCTGACCGGCTTCATATCGTTGAACGCAGCAAACACGACGTGGTTCTTTGACCAAAGCAAAGCGGACATCTACGAACCATACCGCGGGATGACGTGGTCGCAGACGTTGAACGGTCGGCTCTACGGCCCGTGGACGATGGACGATTTAGTGTACTTCCGCGAACCTTCGTTTATCGAGGACGTCGGGCCCGGCTTAGCACCCGCTGCGGTCGCTTTGCAAAATGCGCAGTTATCGCATTACCTGACCGCATTCGCCACGGCGTTCTTTCAAGGTGGCGCGCAGCCAGTCACGGTGATGAACCTCCCCGAATACACGGACACCGCAGAAATAGAACGATTCAGTGCGGACATCAACGCCAAAGCCGGCGGCGGTATTCTCAACGCGTTCAAATACCTGTTCTTACGCAGTCCCGATCTGAAGGTTACCCAGTTAACGCCAAACATCGACACGATGCAAATGCCGGAGTTATCCGAGCGGACCATCACGGCCGTAGCAGCGACGCTGGGCGTACCGCGTACCATGCTTGAAGCATCGGCGGCGAACTACGCAACGGCGGACTCCGACCGGCAAAGCTTCTGGCGTGAAACCATCGTTCCGCGACTCAACATGTACGAAGCGGTTATCAATAGCCAACTACTCAACCCGTTAAAGTATCAATTCAAGTTCAACCCAGAGATGATGGATGTATTCCAAGCGGACGAGGCAGCGCGAGCCGGTTCGTTTCTTCAGTACGTGCAAGGTGGAATTCCAGCGCGGTCGGCGGCGATGCTACTCGGCATCGACAACCTTGACCAGTACTGGCCAGCGGACGAAGCACCGGCACCAACACCGGACGCACCAAGCGAACCATTGCAAGACACCGAGCCGGCGCTGACTACTCCCGAAGTAGTCGAGATACCAGCCGACGCAGAAGCAAAGACCGCAGAGTGGGCGCTACTCTCAAAAAAAGTTGAGCGTAGAATTAAGAGCGGACGAGACCCACGAACCTCGTTTGATTCTGCGCTGATAACCGCTGAAGAGGTCGTCGCAGTTATGGCGAGATGCTACAAGGGAATGACCGTCGCTGAAGTACACGAGATCGTCAACGCCATCAAAGCACCGGTCGACGACATGACACCGGATGAACTGCGCATCTATAACCGCATTATCAAAGAGATGCGCGCAAAGGGTGAACAGTGGGCAAAGGATATTTACAACAGCGACACGCCAGAAACGTCTCTGCGCGAAGTCATCAAGCCCGTACTCGATACCGAACTAAGCACGACGATGGGCAAGCGATTGGACCGACTCGGTACGCAGTTTAGTATCCCAGTCGAGACCGACAGTCAACAGCGCTACATTCAAGATTGGCTTGGCGACTACGTACCAAAGACTACGGATAAGATTGACCAGACGACGGCCGACCGAATCAAGCCAATCATCGAGACGTTCCGCACGACACCGGGGATGACGATTCAGGACTTGCAAGCTGCGGTGTTGCCACTGAGCGACCCGATGCGTGCAAAGATGATCGCCATAACCGAGACGACGCGGGCCGCATCACAGGCAACAGTGCAATACAAAGACTATCTCGGTCAACGTGGTATTCAGATGCAAAGAGTATGGAACACCGACGCGGACGAGTTAGTGTGTCCTATTTGCACGGGCCAAGTCTACAACGTGAAACTTAACGGACTGACTGAAGACGAATGGCCCAGCGAAGTAGCCGACGGACCACCGGCTCACGTCAATTGTCGATGCGATACGTCTCTGCGGTTGGTGCGCTAATGGCGAGTAGAATCACTGTAGAGATAGCGGGGCGCATTGGCGAGGCGCAGATTGGCGAGATGATACGCACGGTTACACTGGCGTATGCAACGCAGGTACAAGCGCGACTCAACGAAGACAAGCCACCACCACCAGCACGCGGCGCCATGAAGTTCGTGAGCGTAAAGCAAAGGCGCTTCGTGATGGCCGCGATTAGCCGCGGTGAAATCACCGTTCCGTACAAGCGCGGCACGGGCGGCGGGCTTCGCGGTTCCGAGACGCTTAACCGGTCGTACAGCATCACGCTAAGCGGTGACGAAGCGCTTCTGACTTCGGCCGCGTCTTACGCTCCGTATGTTGTCGGCGATCAACAAGCGCCAATTCATCAAGGACGATGGAACACGGCGGCCAACGCCGCGGAACAAGTCAGCGCATCGGGTGACCTTAACTTCATCGTACAGAAAGCAATGGAGGCGCTTTGATGGAGCACACATTCATCGCACCGCAAGCCGTCGCGGATAATGCACAAAGAGCGCTCGATGTGCGTGCGACAAAGCCCGAATCGCAGCGAGGTATGACTCCGGTCGGCTTGGCGCGTGCGAATCAACTGGCGAAGCGTGAACCGGTAAGTCTTGTGACGGTGCTACGCATGGTTGCATACTTCGACCGTCACGAGATTGACAAGGAGGGCTCGACGTGGGATGAGCAGGGCAAGGGTTGGCAAGCGTGGCATGGTTGGGGTGGCGACGAAGGGCGTGCGTGGGCACGACGTATTATTGAGGAGAACAGCATGGAAACCAAAGCATCACGACGGCATTCCGAGAGTGACATGGAGTCGCTGCGCATGGCCGCGTATTACAACCGCGAAACCATGAAGGCGCTTCGCTACGTTGGCTATGACGGATTAAAACCGAAGACCGCAACTAAGGCAGAGCATGAAGCGGTCATTCTCAACGAGCGCCAGATTGTTATGTATGACATGTACGAGAGCATCGTTGAAGAGTACGGACTCTATGAGCAAGGCATCGGCGCAAACGGTGCGCACTACGGTGGCGGTGAACTTAACCCGTTCAAAGCTGAAGGCATCATGTGCGGATCGTGCGTCTTCTTTATGGAAGGCATGTGCGAAATCGTGCAAGGCAACATCGAAGCCGAAGGAATTTGTAAGTTGTGGATTATTCCCGAGGCGGCATTGGCAATCGAAGAGCCGACCGAGGAAGACGGCTTGACAATGGCGCACGAAGACAAAGAAGACGACGACGCCATGATGTATATGCATGACGACGAAGAAGACAAAATGAAAACCGCATCACTTGACGGCAATGCGATAATAAACGCAGAGGCAACGAAGAACTTTGCACGTCGGCTACTGGGGGGCAAATGAAGTCACCAACACACGCAATTAAAGCCGTCGCTCCGTTCATATTGAGCGGTCGCGGTGTTGTGTATGGAGGCGAAGACCTCACCGGCGACCGATTCAGTAAGGACACTGACTTCGGCGCGACGCGTTCCTTTGTTGGAATGCCGGTCTACTACGATCACGCACTCGGTGGCATCAAGTCGCAAATCGGGACCGTCAAAGTATGGGCACCGAACGACCAAGGCATCGACGTACAAATCGAACTTGACCGACGTCACAAATACGCAGCCGACGTGATGTTGTTAGCAGAGAGCGGCGCGCTTGGTCTTTCGACCGGCGCTTTGCCTCACCTCGTTGAACGCGTGGGCGGCGAAATTAAGCGTTGGGTAGTCGGTGAAATCTCACTGACTCCAACCCCAGCCGAGCCACGGACCACTACCGAAGTTACGACCAAAGGGAATCCCGTGCGCACTGCGGCGGTTAGCACCGGTCATAGCGATATTGATACCGCAGTACACATAGAGGAAACAGAAGAAACCATGGACAACATCAAAGACGCAGTCAAAGCCGCAATCTCAGAATTGGCCGGCGAGCCCGTAGCAGGTGGAACGTTTCACGCTCCATCCATCAAAGCAACCGTTCCCGTCGTCGTCGCAGCTGAATCACCGTACGCCAGCAACGAATATCTCGCAGCACACAAAAGCTTTATGCGTGGCAACAACGACGCGTCCGTCATGGACACGTTGACCAACGCAAAGAGCGCAGCATCTGGCTTCTACAAGACATTGACCGAAGCCACCAACAACGACGGCGGCTTTACCGTTCCAACAACAATTAATCGTCAAATCGTCGCACGTCGTGACGAACTCTCGTTCTTGGGGCAGATCGCCTTTACTCGTGTCACCACAGAATCATGGAAGCATATCATGCCGGCGCAAAGCACCAAGGCAACACCCGGAATCGTTGCTGAAGGCGTCACCGCAACCGCATCAGAGCCAAACTTGGCCAACTCGAAGACGATTCAGTTGTACAAAGACACTCTCGAATTCGCTTTGTCGGATGAACTCATGGCCGACACTTCGAGCAACCTTGAAGAGTTCCTGAACAACGAAATCGCCCGCGCAATGGCAGTCAGCGCAAATAACTACATCGTCAACGGTACCGGTTCTTCGCAGCCGTACGGTTTGCTTACTCGGGTAACCAACACGACCGCATTCAGCGCAACGGCAATCACCAACGCGCAGATTGTCGCATTAAGTACCGACGTTGCTGGCGAATACCTGACCAACGGCCAGACCGGCTTCATCATGCAGAATTCCACATGGGGCGCACTTAAGACCCTTGACCTGACCAACTACAACCGCATTACCGAGACGGTGAACGGTCAGCGCACGGTCGAAGGTTGGCCCGTGATGTTGTCAGCACAAATCCCAGCAATTGCCACGACAAACAAATCAATCATCTTCGGTAATTACAACTTCTACGCATTCTGTGAGCGCACCTCGGGCGTTCAGATCGAGCGATGGCGCGACGTGCGCAAGGGCTTGACCTACATCGTCGCATCTTGGCGCTACGGTGGCGACGTGACCCAAATCGAAGCCTTCGCACTCGGCGTTCACGCTTAGTCAATCGGGGAGGTGTCAAGGATTCCTTGACACCTTCCCATCGTAAGGAGCCCCAATGAAAATACAAATGATTCACGGCATCGTCTTTCGTGTCGGCAAAGTTAAC